ACCACCCTTCATACCCATATCGTCTTTGTAGTAACCAGACATCATATCTTTTCTTGCTTGAGACATTCCGCCCATTGCTTTTTTTACTCTGCCACCAGCCTTCATTGGATTAGTGACTTGTGTGTTAAATCTTCTATTTGGCATTATTTTTTTCCTCCGTTCTTAAAGATTTGTGTTCCCTTAATTCCAAAAATACTTCCGACGACGAGGATCCAAAGGGTACTGAACCAGGTCGGCAGTGCCGCGAAATGTTCGAAGAAAGTTTTCACTTTATCGAGAGCGCCAGGATCCTCCGAGAAGACTCCCCACGCGAGCACGATTATTGGCGCCGACAAAATCACAAGAACGAATTCATCCTTGTAATCGTTTTGACGTGCCTCTAACAACTTGCCTTGGTAAGCTTCCTCACCTCGAGCCTGTCGTTCAGCGTGCAGTAATTGAGCATCAGACATCGCGACTTTCGCCTTCTGCTTGTTAGCATAAATTTTACTACCAGCAGAGACGGCTAATTTAATTGCCGATAACCACATACTAGTACCAAGTTGCTTTTACAGGTTTTTTGTCAGGTCTCATTCTCTTTGTGCCTCTAACGTCAACCGTTTGTGATGTAAACGGGTCAGTCATTTCCACAGGAATGCCACCTTGTTGCTCACCTTTAGAGTTTGCACCAAGTTCAGGAACAATTTTTACATTGTCTCGACCTTTATTTGTTTTTTTAACCATAGTTTTCTCCTTAATTTAATTTATACCTATTTTTTTGGAAAGTTTCTACCAAAATCGTGAATCTTGCTTTGATCCGCCATTGATTGTTTGGCTAATGACACACCTGCACGCAATCCAGCAAGGTCTGCTTCTTGTTCAAGCTTCGCTTCTTGGTTTTCTTGGTTCATCATCGCTTTCATCTTATCAAGATCTAGTCTTTCTTGACCTTCTTCTTCTTTTCTTTGGTTTTCTTGTGCTCGAAGATCAATTTCTCTACCTTTTAATCTCAATAATGGGTCTCCACCAAACTCACCCATAATTTTTTCTTCTTCTTTAGCAAAATCTTCCTGCATTTCTGCAATTAGCTTCGCTTTTCTAGACTCAATTTGGTTTGTAATCTGTTGTAGACGTTGTTGTGACTGCATAACTTGTGGATTTTGCATCATACCTTGCGCCATTGCAGGATTTGCAGCACCCATAGCTTGCATTTGTTGTTGAATCATTTGTACTTCTTGTAATTCTTCTACAAATTCTAGTTGTACTTGCTCTTGTGCCATTAAACTTATGTGTTCTAAAATATTTTTTTGCAAACTTGCCATCGCTCCTGGATTATTTTGCGTTTGATTTAGTCTCATAAAGTTTAAATGCGCATCAATGTGAGCTTTGTGGTCTTGACCAGGAAACGCTTGAAAAGGTTTTATACTCATTGCCATAATATGTTCTAATGCAGGGTCCATCGGCATTGGTGCAGCCGGTGGTGGTAGTATTGCATTTACATTTTTCACTCCTAGCGCATCATACATAGATCTATATGCTTGATATAGATTATGTATTCGAGGATTCGATTGCGCCAGTTGTAATTGACTTTGAGCAAGTGAGATTCTTTGCGTCTGTGAGAAGATGTTTGGATCTGCTACAGGTAATATATCTACTCGCTCGTCAAAATCTTGAACTTTGATTTCTCTAGATGCACCAGGTACATCGTAAGGATAAACAGGTGGTAAGTATGATTTAAATACTTCTGCTAATAATTTGAATTCTTGTTTTAATCCGACATATAATCTTTTGTGTATCGCTGACATTACACGTGAACCACGCTCAAGAAGAGCGACTGTAGTACCGACGGCCGCGGCTTGATTCATATCACCCACTTGTGAATCTGCGATGCTCGCGAATCTTTGTCCTGCTGAAACTACAACACCCATTAATTGTAAAAGAGTTTGGTCTGGTCCTTTGAAAGGTAAAGTCATAAACTGATCTTTGATGTTTCCACCAGGTGCATCTACATCTCTAAACTCACCAGGTTGTAATGGTTGTGCGTCATCTCTAACTCTAATACCACGAGACTTAAATCCTGCTGGTAAGTTTGCTAAAGTTCCTGCATCTAACAATTGTCTTAACGCTGCTGTTGCAGTTCTAGTTAAACCACCAATCATATGAATTAAACCAAAGCCATAAAATCCTGTGCCAGGTAAAAATTTAAATTGTACAAAGTAATTTATTTTTTTCTTTAGCGGATCGTTTTCTTTATAGTTTCTTCTAATAGATAAAACTTTATGACCTGCTTCTGATAAAGTTATAACGTAAGGTAATTTAATTCCTGTTGGTTCTTCACCAGCATCTAAATCTTCATAACCTTCTAAATCTAAATTAGTATGAATTTCATAAAGTGTGTATTGATCTTCTTGACCATCTTTTTGAATTCCTTCTAGTTCTAATTTTTTATCTTGTAATTGATTTTGTGTAACAGGAGGATCACCTAATTCTATGTCTCGATAAAATCCAGCGACCTGTTGTTTTCTTAATTCGTTTTCAGAAATTTTAATTGTATGTATGACAGCCTCTGCATCATCTAAACTGTTTGCAGAATAAGGTACAATCAAATCTTCTGCTGGTACAAATTTAGAAACCGCTCTACCTAAAAGATCGTCATAGTAAACTTTCTTAAAGGTAGATCCGGATAGAGGGAGGTAAAAAAGCATTTGGTCAAACTCTGGTTCATACTCTTTCATCTGATCCATAATTTGATAATTCATAAAATCTTTAACACGTTTTGATTGCTCTTCTTTAGCAACATTAACGTCACCCATAATTTGTGTTCTTACAGGTCCATCTGATGGTAATAATTCTTTGTAAGCTTGTGCTTGAAATTGTGTAACCGCTTCAGCAAGAACAGGATGGTTTACACCACTAGCTCCTCTGAAAGGTTCTGTTCGTCTTTCGTATTTAAAACCTAAAAGTTCTAAACCGTTTCTATATGTTTCTTCCCAGTCACCACGAGATTCTTTGTACTCGTTGTATTGTTCAAATAGTTTTGATCCTAATGGGTCTAAAATTTCTTCGCCTAAAAATTCTGCAAGGTTATCAAAATGGTTTTCACCACCTTCCATTGATGCAACTTTTGGATCAAAAGAAACTTCTGCACCACCTTCTTCAGTCATTTCTATTTCAACAGGGCCGCCTTTAGTTTCGACTTGTTCTACGTTTTCTTTAATCGCTTCTTGAATTTCTACTTCACCTGGAACTTCAACGGTTGTTTTTGTATTTGGTAATGGTTTGTCTATTTCGGCCATTTTGCTAGTCTATCCTCTTTTGTTAAATGTTTCAATCACTTCTTCTAGAAGTGCTGTGTTCTGTTTCTTGGGTTCTTCTATTGGCATTGGATTCGCTGCAGCCCATTCTAATATCTCTGCTTGTGTAGCAGGTGTATCATCTGGTTTTACAATTGCACCAATTATTTCGTTATATTTTAATTCCATTATCTTTTCTCTTTGAACATCGTAGCAAGACCACCATCTCCATATCCGGTTCTTCCTCTACCAGTTTTATTAGAAAAAGCTTCATTAGTACCTGTAGATTTAGATGCAAAACCTCCTCCTTTACCATCTGTAAAACCTAATTCGTCGGCTCTTGCATATACATCTGGATTAGCTGCTCTTGCTCTCTCTGCTACTTCTCTTTGTTGTCTTTCCATTTCTCTACCCATTTCAGCAATAGCTGCATCTAATTTTGCTTGTTGAAATTTTGATAAGGTTTTTGTAATTGCACGGTTTCTCATTCTTTCAATATAATTTCCTAACTGTTCTTCATAATCATTGGTTCCAAAACCAGATACAACATTTTGACCTTCAAGAACTGAACCAGGTCCATACTTTGCTAAACCAGAATTAGGATCTCGACCTATCATCATTTGATCATCAGTAAATTTTAAATTACCAGAGGTTCCTGTTATTTTAGTTCCTGTTTGTCCTTCAAGAAAATCCATTTGTTTTTGAAGGTTAGGATTATAATTTGATGCACCAGGATTTAATGGATTTCTTTTTTGCATTAAAGCCATCATTGGAGTAATTGCAAAATTTTTAAATTTAGTTGCACCCTCTCCAACTTTAGAACCAGAAAATTTATCTATCATTGAACCTGTAAAATCTTTAACTCCTTCTATAGTTTTTCCCAATGCATTATTATATCCAAATTTTGTTTTAGTTAATGAGTTTAAATTAAAAGGCGTTCCTTGAGGACGAGTTAAAGGATCTAAAGTTGTTATTCCTCCTCCGCCACCACCACTTTGTATTTGTTGATTAATAATATTTGGTGCTGTTGTCTCTGGTGTACTAGAACCTGGTGCAGTATATAAACCTTGACCCTCTAATGCATTCGCGATCTCTTGATCACTAAAGCCATACGCGTTCATCGAATTGTAAATAGCTAAAGCTTGTCCGGTTAGCGGATCGCCGCCCATAAATAATCCTACTCGGCCGCCGTCTGCAAAAGTAGATAAATAATTTTTGTAATCAGTAGGTCCTGTATAATATTTGATTGCACCTCTATCAACTAAATCAGAAAAACTGCCTGCAGAACTAGACCTTCTTATTTCATCATAAAAAGGATCTCCTTTTTGTAAAGTTTGAAAATATTTATTTTCAAAACCTTTATAAGGCATTTGATAAAACTGATTATAAAAATCTGATTCACTTAAAGGTGTTTTGTTAAACTGTTTCATAAAATCAGGACCTAAAGTAATATCAGGATTGTATTCTGTAGCACCTGGTTGAAATTTATTACTAACACTTGGTAATTGATTAAATGCACCACCTTTAGAAATAAACTTTCCTAAACCACCAAATTGATCATCACCAAAATCATAAGCTGTCCCACCTGTAAAAGTTATTTTACCAGTTTTAGGATCAACAGAATAAGAAGCTTGTCCAAGAGTAGTTGCTAATGCAGCCTCTGGATCTGTAAATGATCTATCACCAAAACCTAAAAACTCATTTCCTTGTGTATTAGTTTTAACTCCATAATCTTTGTAATTTATATTTCCACTTAACTTACCACTATCTTTAATTTGTTTTTGAATTATGTTTTGTAAAGAAGCTTGCATACTATCTGTAATAGGTGTGCCTTGAATACCTAAAACTCCTTTAGCGCCTTGAAGAGCCATTGTGCCTACATTTCCTATTTTTTGTCCTTGAGTAGAAAGTACACTTCCTAAATAATCACTTAAGCTTTGTCTTTTTTGTGCTTGCGTTCCCGCTCCTACTTTATTTAAAGCAGTTGCATAATCTACAGCTGATGCTCTTGGATCATAAGTTGTTCCACCTGTATTAAAATTTTTTCTTGGTTTCTTTTCTTCAAATAAAACTTCAATGCCTATCGATCCGCCGTCCGCGTATCTTTTTTTAAAAAACTTTTTATAATCAAACTTTGGTCTGGTTACTTCTTCTACACCACCTTCGTATCTGTCTTCTGCTTCATCTAGCATCTCATCTTCTTTGCCAGGCAAAATAATTTCTTCATAACCTTTAATCATTTTTTCTCTAGAAGCTCCAGACTTTGCAAGCTCTTTCATTTTTTTAGCTTTTTCTTTTTTAGTTAAATCTCTTGCGTCTACATCTTCTACTTCAATGTCTTCTTCGACTTCTTCGTCTTTACCTTTTTTCATAAAGATCTCACCAATACCAACACCGGGTACGATAGTAGATAAAATTTTCATAGACTGTTCTGGATTCTCTTGAATATACTCATTGACCATATCTGCAACTTTGGCCATACCTAATGTGGCAACCGAAAGACCTACGGCTTCTGCAAATGGGATAACTAGTGGTGCTGCTAAAATCATAATTAATAATACGTTCTTTCAACTTGAGGCATTGAGTCCTCTTTGTAATCTTCTGGATGCGCCACGAACCCTCCTTGTCTAAAACGCATTACTGCTTGTGTTGTACTGTCCACCAAATCGTCGTGATCTCCATACGGAAATGATGCACATTCTTCAATTACCTCTTCTGCGAACTTTTCGTCAGGCGCCCAAATTTGTCCAGACTCAAAGAGCGGAGCTACAGCGTTTACCCTCGCGTGTTTATCGTTACCTTTTGAGGGAGTAAAATTTATAACAGGTATCCCCATTTTTCGCAACTCATAAGTGAGTGGTAGTCCTGATGCTTTAGCCTCCACGATCACCGTTTCTGGATTCCAATATCGGTATTGTTCCCAAGCTTCTTTCTTCAACTCTGGAAATTCTAATCGTTCTTTGAATGCATCGAGTAATATTAAATTAGCGGAGCTATCTTCGTTGGGATAGAATACTCCCCACGTGGTAATAGCAGAGTAGTCCGCGGATTCCTTTTTGAGGAACGCGGTGTCATAACTTTGAATAATATGATCGAGGGGCGGGATATAAGGTTTGTCCCAAACTCTCCACCACTCCCGTTTAATTAAAGATCCTTCTTCTGCTGTAGGATTCTGCATCCACTGTGCATTCCATTTACCAACGGACAGCGAAGCTTTAACAGATTCTAATTCATCTAGTTTCCAATACTCTGGCCACACTGGTTTATTAGATGGTAATATTGCAGGAAACTCAATTATTTCCCATTGATCTGATTTTAATTCTTTTTGAGATTTTAATAACATACCTGTTAGGTCTTTCATATTCCATCTTGTCATTACAACAACGATTGATCCACCCGGTTGTAAACGTTGTCTAGGACCTGACGTGTACCATTCATAAGCTCTCTCTAAAGCTTGCACGTTCAGCGCATCTTGTTCCGAGTGTGGGTCATCAATAATCAATAAGTCCGCACCACGGCCCGTGATTGCTGAACCAACACCAGCAGCATAATATTCACCGCCTTGTTCGGTTTCCCATTTACCAGCTGCTTGACTGTCCTCTCGTAGTCTTGTTTTGAAAACGGATTGGTATTCGGGTGAATCGATTAGTGTTTTAGCTTTTCGTCCAAAGCGGATCGCGAGTTCTGTTGTGTGGGTCGTTTGGATTATTTTTAAATTGGGTCTACGTCCTACCATCCAAGAGGGAAGAAGGTAGGACGCGAACTCTGATTTAGTATGCCTTGGTGGCATATTAATAATTAGTCTTTTGATTTCACCACTTGCAAGCTTATTAAATTTGTCAGCGATTTTTTTGTGGTGTTTACCTTCAATGAATTCCGGCCAGACGTGTTTAACAAAAGTTAGAAAGTCGTCGTTAACTTGACTTTGTTTTTTCTTTTCAGAAAGTTTTATTGCGTATTTAAGAAATTGTTTTTTGGCGTC